TCTCCGCTTTGATAATGAAAGCGTTTCAGGCATTGAAACGGTTTATAGGTGCGGCAAAAGAAAAATTCGCAACGCCGGGATTCAGTCTTTTACATGCCATACTCGAAAAGATATGGATGATATTGACCAAAATCGGTAACGCGATATTGAAAGTCGCTTCGTTTTTTATTAATGCGTTCAAGTCGGTCGGACAAGCTTTGGCAGGTTCGTCGTTCTTGGAAGTTATGGGTAAACTGTGGGAGATCATCGTTGCCGTAGGTAAATGTATATTCGGTCTCTTGGGTAAGGCGATTTCTTATCTTTGCGATAAATTGAAAGATGCCGATTTCAAAGGTATTCTCGACTTACTGTCTACGATTTCCGTTGGCGGTATGGCGTTGGGGATAACCAAGTTTGTAAAGAACATAAGCGAGCCGTTCAAAGGCTTGAAAGATATTCTTGACGGCGTAAGCGGCATTCTCGATGGGGTTCGCGGTTGTTTCGAAGCATATCAAAAGAAACTGAAAGCGGATGCTTTAATGAAAATCGCTACGGCTATCGCTATTTTGGTTGCGTCGCTATTGGTGTTGTCGTTTATCGATAATGAAAAACTGATGAGCGGCGTTGCCACGATTGCGATGCTGTTTACCGAATTGATGGTGGCGATGAAGATATTGAACGGTATAGGCGGAAAGGGCGTAAAAACCATGAAACTTATGGGGATGATGCTCGGATTGTCGATTGCCGTATTGATATTGGTATCGGCATTGAAGAAACTTTCCGCGCTTGATCCTGCCGCTTTACTTAAAGGTCTTTTAGGCGTCGGGGCGCTCGTTACTATTATCGTTGCGGCAATGAAAGTTCTCGGCAATAGCAGTAAAACGGTTATGAAAGGCGCGGCGCAGCTTATTCTGTTCGGATTGGCGATAAAAGTATTAGCGTCAGCTTGTACCACTTTATCCAAGCTATCTTGGGAAGGATTGGCAAAGGGTCTAATCGGCGTCGGTGTACTGATGGCGGAAGTCGTTGCGTTTTTGAAGTTTGCCAAGTTCGATAAAAAGATGTTTTCCACGGCGCTCGGTATGGTACTTTTGGCGTCTGCCATAAAGATATTGGCGTCGGCGTGTAAGACGTTCGGGCAAATGGATTGGACGTCGATAAGGAAAGGTCTTACCGCAATCGCCGGATTACTGCTCGAATTGGCGGTGTTTACGCGATTGATGAAACCGTCAAAAATGGTTTCTACTGGAATCGGACTGATAGCAATCGCAACGGCAATGAAGATATTCGGTTCGGCGATGCGTACAATGGCGTCCCTTTCTTGGGAAGAAGTCGCAAAAGGATTACTGTCGATAGCCGGCTGTCTTGCCGCAGTTACGCTGGCAATGAATTTTATGCCGAAGGGTATGATATCCAAAGGCGTCGGTTTGATCGCCGTAGCAACGGCGTTGCTTATATTGTCTTCCGCTCTTACCAAAATGGGGAATATGAGTTGGGGGTCGATAGCAAGAGGACTTGTCGCAATGGGCGGTTCTTTAATACTCTTGGCTGCCGGTCTTACAGCGATGAAGAAAACCGTTAAAGGTGCGGCTGCGTTGACAATAGCGGCGATAGCGTTGAATATGCTAGCACCTGCGCTTCGTAAACTCGGTTCGTTGAGCTGGGAACAAATGGGCAAGAGTCTTTTGATGCTTGCCGGAGCGTTTGTTGTTCTCGGTGTTGCTGGATTGGTTTTAGGTCCGCTTACGCCTGCTATATTGGCTTTGTCCGGAGCATTGGCTCTTATCGGTGTGGCTGTTCTTGCCGCCGGTATGGGGCTTGTTGCGGCAGGCGCAGGACTTACTACGCTCTCGGTAGCAATGGGAGCATTTGCGACAGCTATGGCGACAGGTTCGGCTGCGATAGTTGCCGGACTCATTGTAATAATTGAAGGCTTTGCTGGAATGGTGGGAACCATTGCCAAAATGCTGGCGACGGGGCTCATCGAGTTTGTAAAAATTTTGGGCGAGGGTGCGCCGACGATATTCGAAGCAGTCGAAAAAATTCTTTTGAGTTTGATCGACACGATAATAGCGGTTATTCCCAATCTCGTCGCTTGTATATTTACGCTTCTTGAATGTGTGCTGAACACGTTGGTGCAGTATACACCGACAATCGTTCAAGCCGTATTCAACATTCTTTTGGCGTGTTTGCAAGGTATAGCCAACAATATCGGAATGGTTGTTCAGACCGCGATTGATATTGTTGTAAACTTTATAGAAGGAATTGCGCAAAAATTACCCGACGTAATTCAAGCCGGTTTCGACTTGGTAATCGCGTTTATAAACGGTGTTGCGGACGCATTGGATAACAATACCGCAACGGTCGTGGAAGCAATCAAGCGACTTATAAAATCTGTGCTGAACGCTATCGTTACCGTATTTTCCGGTGGTTGGGATTTGCTTAAAGACATTGGCAAAAACCTTATGGACGGTTTGGTTAACGGTATTAAAGGCGCGATAAACAAAGTTAAAGACGCGGTATGCAGTGTCGGGAAAAAGATTAAAAACTGGTTCTGTGATTTGTTCGGCATACACTCGCCTTCAACCGTATTTGCCGAATACGGCAGACATTTGGACGAAGGTTTAGCGAACGGCGTAAGGGACTACGGAAATGTCGTAGAAGGCGCGATTGAAGATATCGGGGATATTGCGGTCGATTCGATGTCGGAAGCAATGGATATTCTTACGAGCGCAATCGAAAAAGACGATTACGGAGAACCTACGATTCGTCCGGTTATGGATTTGTCGGATATTAAAGCCGGTACGGCTACGCTGTCGGATATGATGGCGGATGCGGATAATTACAAAATGACGTCTTCGGTAGATCTTGCTACCGGTGCGGCTAAAAGTATGAAATCCAGCTACGCCGCCGACGATACATCGACGCTTGACGGACTGGCGAAGAGCATCGGAAAAATGGCGGAAACACCGCCGCAGAACTTCACCAACACATTCAATATCACGGGAGATAATCCGCAAGAGATTGCCGAGGAAGTATCCCGAATCATTCAACAGCAAGTAGAAAGGAAAGGAGCGACATGGGAATAATAGTTTTCAACGGCTTATCCTCTGCCGATTACGGAATCAAAGTTTGGCAACCGCCCGTGTATTCGATTCCCGAAAGAGATTACGAAACGATTCACGTTCCCGGACGGGACGGGGATTTGTTATTGGACAAAGGTTCATATAAGAACGTCACAAGGTCCTACGTGGTTTCTTTCGGGAAATCGGATAAACGGGACTTTACGCTTTTGGCGTCGGGTTTGTCGGCTTGGTTGCATTCGTGTTCGGGGTACGCACGGCTTGAAGACTCTTATGAACCCGATTACTATCGTATGGCAGCATATGATGAATCGACGGATATCACAAACGCCTACCATCAAGCGGGACAAACAACAATCAAGTTTAACTGCAAACCGCAAAGATTTTTAAAAACCGGCGACAATGTTATACGGTTTGATAGAGCAGGGTATTTGGATAATCCTACGTTCTTCGATGCGCGACCTGTAATTAAAGTATACGGAAACGGCGACGGCGTGCTCCGAGTTGGCGAGTATGCCGTTACCGTAAAATCCGTAGATGAGTTTGTTGTTATAGACAGCGAGCTTATGGACGCTTATAAAAACACGATTAATTGCAATTCAAAAATAGTGCTCAATGGAGATTTTCCGCGTCTTACGAAAGGACGTAACGAGATTTCTTTTTCGGGTGGTATAACGGCATTGGAGGTAAAATCAAAATGGTGGACAATCTGATAAGACTTTTCGATTCCGCCGAGACCGAGTTCACAAGCAACGGAATCGGGGTGTTATCGGATGCGGAATCCTGTGTTATTACGGAAGAACGCAACGGAGCATTCGAGCTTTCCATGGTGTATCCGATAACAGGCAAAAGGTTTTCGGAAATCGTTATGCGCAGAATTATCGTAGCTAAATCGAATCCGTATTCCACACCGCAACCGTTCCGGATCTACTCGATAACCAAGCCGTTTAACGGAAGAGTAACGGTCAACGCCGAGCATATTTCTTACGATATGTCCGGTTACCCCGTGTCTCCGTTCGAGGCAAAATCATGTATCGACGCTTTTGACCAAATGAAAGCAAATTCTG